AGTGAGACGGCATCTGGGACTTTTGCGGCAGCTGTTCTTAATTTTACCGCGACATGCGGAGCTTTTCACTTGTTTGCGATAGTGTCTACGAGCAGATAATGTAGTGGCCATTTATATATTATATTTAGAAAATAAATCTTATAAATATAATAATAAATATAATAAATCTTATAAATAAAATAAAATATATTATTTTGTTATTTGAACGCTTATTTTCGACGATTTAAAAGCGCGTCCTTGTAAGTTCGTTTTCTGCGACTGATGCGATTCTTGCGGCAATAAGATTTTCTCTTGCCTGCTCTGGTATACTTACAGGTTTTTCTCAAGTTGTGGCAACCCGCCTTACCTTTTCCTCGGCAATGGGAGCCTTTAACTTGTCGCCGGTAGTGTTTGCGTGCGGATAATGTAGTGGCCATTTATATATTATTTAAATATAATAATATATAAATAGATTGACTAAATACAATGACTAAATAACAATGACTAAATAACAATGACTATAAAAAATACAATGACTATAAAAATACAATGATTAACTATTATAATGACTAAATAACAATGACTATAAAAATATAATGACTATAAAAATACAATGATTAAAAAATCTGCTAAATAATAAAGTATATTTATAGTATATAATGCCAACAACAACCGGAGGACGCAGTTCAGGGGTAAATTATGCTACCGCATCAATGTTTGACCGCATGTATTTGTCTCTACAGAACGCACCTAATCAGTTAAGAGGTGCGCAAATATTCGCCGCAACATATCAATCAAATACACAAGGGTCCGCTGGTTCCTTATCTAGATTGGTAAGAGGAATTAAGAAATAATATCAGGAATCAGGAATCATAATTATAAATTAGTAATTATGCGTTTTAAATGTCTAAATGTAAATATAATTATAGTTCATTAATGGGAAAAACAAGAAAAAATACGGTTGCTAAAAAAAGCAAGGATTTAGAAGATTTGATTGCGGAAAAAGAAGAAGAAGAAGATTTAGATTTGAATGATTTAGATTTATCTGATTCATCCGATTCCGATTCAGATTCATCCGATTCCGAATCAGACGATGATGAAACATCCATTTCAAAAGAATTAAATACAATGATAAATGGTGGCATAGATAGTATTAAGGAGGTAGATTTAATGATGCCTGCGATAGGTCTTGGGCTACTTACGATAATAGGTTTTGCTTTATACAATGGAGCGAAAATGTAAATATATAAATACAAGTAAATATATAATATTTTAATATAGTATAATGGGAACCGGATCAGGAGCAGGAAGAATCAATTCACGAATTTACAACAATTCTTTTGCGGGAAAAAATAATGAAGCGTATATGCCTTTTTATTTTCAAGCAGCGGGCAATTCATTTTACAATTTAAGTCGAGCACAGTATTCGAGACAAACATATTACCAATTAGCAGACAATGGCGCGGGAGCGGGAGCACGAGGGGATAGGTGGTTAAGAACGCAGGGATACCAGCCAATCAGTTTTATTCCACCGTCTTTAAGTAACAAATAAAGTGACAAATAAAGTGACAAATAAAGTGACAAATAAAGAGGCAAGACAATTAAATTAAGAACAAATTTATCTTTAATTCCGCCAACCCTTGAGAATTATTGTGCTTCATATGGTAGTCGGTTTGTTTGTTAATTATTACCAAATTTTGGTGCCTGGGCTCGTATTTTTTTAAATTTAACCGACCTCCAATAAGACCCGCAATATCATAAATATAAGTGACTAGCACGGAACTGAGCGCGTCTTCTAATTCAAATAAAATCTGATTTTTATGAACATTTATGAGATTTTGTAGCAATATGACCAATTCATTCGCGTATTCGCATAATAACGGTTTTTTTAACAGAGGAAAGAGCTGTACGATGAATTTCAAGTACACTTGTTTTGTAGCAGCTAGCGCTTTTATTTTTGTGGCGATTTCTGGGATAGAATCGGATTCTAATTGGTTGCTCATTGTTAGTAATAATAATTATCAAATATTTGCTAAATATTATTTCAATTTTATACAATTTATACAATTTATACAATTTATACAATTTAATTAGGACATGGTATAAACCCATTCGGGTTATGCGTATAATTGCTATATTGTCCTAAAGTAGGCTGACATGGAAAACAGTTTTTAGTATTCGAACCATCACCACTTCGACAAACGGTAGCTAACCTATTTTTAGCACGGCGATTCGAGGTGCTAGAAGCACCGACTCCTGAGCCCCCAGGGGTGTATTTGTTGTATAAATACACGGGGCCATTACATGTGATATTACCACCAGGGTTCATTTTTGTAGAGCGTCTGCCGGCAACGCCGTTATTCTTCTTAAACATAAATCCGGGGAATGTAGAACCGCCGAACCAAAATTGACCATTGGAAGGACCTGTGCCGAAAGCGGATGACATAGTTATTAATATATATCCACCTTTTAAAAAAATTTTGTAAAGCTAAATCCAAAGTTTTGCGAAGCTTCCGTGAAACTTAAAGCCAAAATACATTTTCAGAATCAGAGTTTAAATTTGACATTTACAATTTTTTTATATAAATATTATAACTCTTTTTCAGCTTTTAGATTTTCTAATTTTTCTTTTAGATTTTCTAATTTTTCTTTTAGATTTTCTAATTTTTCTTTTAGATTTTCTAATTTTTCTTTTAGATTTTCTAATTGTTCTTTTAGATTTTCTTGTTCCGCCGTTAAGAAATTTCGAAATTAATGGAGGTGGAATATCTGTAATTGTATTATGACTTACTGATAAATTGTTAATTTTCCATTTTTCTTGACATGGAGTTTCTCTAAAACGAATATTTATATGTAAATTACCAATATTTATCAGATTACCATTATTATTAAATGTATAAGTAGGCTCCCAATCGCCCGATATTTCTACAAACTCGCCTATATATTCTTCAGAATTTGGAACAATAGTTGCAACATCATCATTATTAATATTATTACCAGCAATTGTTACTCTTACAATATTATAACATTTTCCTACAGTAGGATTTAATAGCTGTATATTTGTCCAAGGATTTCCATCTAATAATAATCTTGTTCGTCTAGCATCCATAATATATATTAATAATATATATTATTTTATTTTGCCTCCAGCTTCAAGGGCTTCGCCCATCCAGAGGGCATCATTAAAGGTGGAAATTAGGATATCTTTCTCGTCGGGATATCGCTAGACACCAAATAAATAGAATTCTCCGTAATGATAATATACTCCGAACCAGTCTTGTAAAACTTCGCAATAGGACTGGTATATTCTTCAGCACTCTTAACTAACAACTTTTCACCCGACTCTCGCACACCAACAAGCGCCTTCTTGTCCACAGACGCGGACCAATAATCTAACATAATCGGCTTATCCTCTACAATAGCCAGCTTACTGGCATGCTGAAGACTGGTATCAGATGGTAACCGGTAAGTAGAATTGTTGGTGACAACAGAATTGCTGTCGGAAGTAGAAGCGGTTACAGAAGCGGTTACAGAAGCGGCGGCTTTTTTTGGTTCGAGAGTAGACATTATATTTAAAACTAATTTAAAAGTCTTTAAATACTTATTTTGTTAAATACTTTAAATATTCAAATTAAATATACAAATTAAATATACAAATTAAATATACAAATTAAATATACAAATTAAATATACAAATTAAATATACAAAGTAATATAATGAAACCGCCGCTAACAGAATATACTCAATATGTTTTATATAATGTAGAAAATTACAAACCGTTAATTCAGAATACCCCACAAGAGATACTAGCAAAATTCGTCGAAGTAATCATAGAATATATGAGGCTAATTGCCGAAAAAATAAATATTAAAAATAAGCAATATTATGTTTTTATTTTCGAACGAGGTATAGAAATATTGATTCATGTTTTTTCAATGGTATTTTATTACACTAAAAACCTTGAGCTTACCTTCTACCACAGCCAAAAATCATATTATTTTTCGTGGAATTTATTGAACAGATTTCTGATGACAATATTACTTTTTTACAACTCAGCTCCAGAGATGCGTTGATGTTCGTATATAAAAAACGATTTTTGAAATTAACAACGAATACAAGAAGGGCTGTCCGCAATTAACAGCAGATGAACTAGAAATAATATCTTACATGGACGCGCATATGTGTATTTATAAGAAACTTGTTAGTTTCCTTATTTTCTACAAGGATTTCAAGGTTGAAAATAAGTTGGATTATATTAATATGGTATGCGATAACATACATCAAATAGGAGCTGTATTAAATACTTTGAAAAAATACCCAAGAGTAAAGGATAAATCTTTTAATAAAGAAAATTGTATTTGTTTATTTATAAATTTGTTAGAAAAGGAAGCATTTGAACTAACAAATATAGAAGCATTTTTTGGTATATTAAATAAATTTATATACCGCCTTAGAAAAGATAAGAAAATATTGAATGTAAAAAATATTATTACAAACCTTAATACAAATTATAATGATGTGCGAAATGACACCGACCTGGTAAATTTAATAGATTATATTTTTGTTGAATATTGAATATTGAATAAATTACAGAGTTGGCTTCTTTTTGTTATAACTTCTTTTAACTCTTTTTTCGACAATTTGATCCTGTTCTTTATGTTCTTTATGTTCTTTTTTAATAGATGATTCATCATCATCATCATCTTCAATATGAAACTCTATTTTACCATTGGTGTTACTACTGTTGTAACTAGCCTCTTCTAAAACACACTCTTGTGTTGGCGCAAGTGCTTGTGCTTGCGTTGTCATTATCATAACCACTTTTCTTCTAAGCTTCTTCTTCTTGTCCTTTAATAACGAGCCTTCTATTAGACTTTGACAAATATGTTCAAATTCCGTTTTAAGCAGCCTTGTTAGAAAAGCGTAAATGCCATTCAGTACATTTTCTTCACACATCCCAACAATTAGCACGCTTCCGGTTCTAAAAATCATGAACGATACTTCGATAACATTGATATTTGCCAGCGCATTTGCTTTCGCCTTTTCCTTCTTGTCCTTCATATTCTTCACATTATCGCCAGACAATTGCATGCCATTTTGCTCATCGTGCTTCAAATCGTTATTGTAATAAAATTTACACTGGATTCCAGGGTAGGAGCAAGGATCGTAAATTGCTTGAATATTGTATTTGAACTTCAGTATGTCATACAGCATTTCTCGATTGATATAAAACCCACAATTGAAATTAGAGTTTATTAAAACAGTGTCGCTTTTCTGCTTATACGCCAACAGGGTGCTAACATGTGGTTGAAGAATACCAATAATATTTTGAAGCACCATTTCAAACATTTTATCGCTTTGAACACCGGGAATTTCTAGCTTCCCCGTATTAAACACCTTAATATGAAATTCGCGAAATACCTCGTCGATTTTGATACGAATAATCATGACAAAACAATTGTAAAATGCCTGTTTTTTCTTGCCGCGATAGCTCATGATATCCTTTTTGGATATACCCACTGTTATTTTACGAATATCCTTAAATTTAATGCGGCCATTTGGGTTGTCGATATGCGTCATCACTTGTTCATCATAATATAATTCTTTTTTCAAGCGATCCTGGATAATATTTAATTCTTCCGCTGTTTTTGAATTAAATTTTATTTGCTTTTTAATAACTCCATTGCTAGGCGTGCTATAAGGCATGACGGGAATTTCCCAAAACATGGGTAAATCAATCGGGTTCAAAAGATACGCGATTTTTGATTTAGTTGAGATGTAAATAGGAGTCGGGACGGGAGCAATAGAACCGAATTTGTTAGCAGGTTTTACATTGGCCTTGGCATCGACATCGAAATCACTTGATTTGCCACCAGCAGCATCTGTGTCAGAATTGTTTTTTTCGTCATCGTCCTCGTCATTATTATTATTGC